AAGTGTAGATGCAGCCATGTGACACATGAACAACGACTTACCAACTCCAGTTCCAGCAAGTGCAATATTTAGTGTCTTTTGTGGTAAACCACCTTTAGTTATCTTGTTGAAATAATCTAGGTCAAATGGTATCTTAATCTCTTTCTTATGATAGAAATCATACCTATCTAAACCATCTTCAACATAGTCGTGTCCTACTGATAAGTCAAATGATACAGCAAGTGCATCTGAAAGAATAGAAGGTATAGCTTCTGGAGTTCTATCTTTATCTTTCCCATCAATAATTTTAATCCCATCAAGTACTGCATTATAGATTGCTTTATCCTTACAGAACTTTTCGGTTTCGTCATGTAACCATTGTAGGTCAACATCCGTCTTATCAAGTGAACTAATAATGTCCACTACTTTTTTATACTCCTCATCTGTGATATCTTTACGATTATCAATTCCGATAGTGAGTGTTTCTTTTGTAGGTAATGAATTGTATTTTTCTAGAAACTTCTCAATCTCTTCAAATACTACTCTTTCATTACGGTTTGCAAAATATTCTGCTTTTATAAAAGGAAGTACCTTTCTGGTATAATCCTCATTATAAATTAAATTTGTGAGAGTTGTTCTCTCAATTGTCTGAGTCTGTGTTGACATATTGTAGCGTTCCATCCTTCAATTGTTTATCCATTATATCATAAAGTACGTCACCAATCAAGTTAAAAAAGTCATCATTGAAATGTTCTTTTCCTAACCCATTTGAATCTAATATTGACCATTCAAATTGTAATCGTAACTTACCATCTTCTTCATGTGGTGTAACCTTCCCATACTTGTAGACTACACCTTGATAGAAACCAGCTTCCTTAGTTAGTCCTATACCTTGCCATTTAGCATCTTTATTCTGAACTAACTTGTACTTCTTCTCTATTTCCATACTTGTACTCTTTCTCTGCACATTCGTCTAATTGTTTCATAATATCCTCAGTAAAGAATTTCTCTGGATTATTATTGATAGTCTTACCAAAAGTTTTTGAACCATCTGGTAGTTCAATACGAGTTGATACATTTTTAAATATACCATATTTTAATGCTAAGTCAAGTAGTCCGTAGTATTTATCCAAACCTTTATCGTAAGTCAATCGAACATCTACCATTTTATTTTCAACGGTAATTCTAGACTTATGATTCTTACAGTGAACAATATTACCAATTACTTCAGTACCATCTTTTTCTTTCTTCTTAGAAAGATACACAATAGATGAAGCTGCATATTTAAGTCCAGAACCACCACCCATTTCTTTTGTTGGGAACATTGAACCCACAACATCATAAGTGTGATTAGTCACAACCATAGGAACTTTTGCACGACCAAGTTTTAAAGTCAATACACGAAATGCAGCTTTGAGTACTTGAGCACGAGTCATGTCTCTAGTTTCTTTACCATCAGCAGTATCTTCTACTTCTTTTGTAGTAGATAACATACCAAGTGAATCAAGACAAAGTAAAATAGGTTTTCTATCTGCTTCATTTTGTTCTAGGTACTTATCCAACACTTTGAGTGCTTGTGTTCTAAACTCTTGAACAGTAGTTACTGGAAACATCACCATTCTATTTGGGTCAATTCCTCTATCAACTACCATCTGTTTTGTAATTGCACTTTCTGATTCAAAGTAAATAACACCAGCATCTGGATTTGCATCCAGAAAGTTTTTAACCATACCCATGACAAAAAATGTTTTACCAGTTGCACTTTCACCAGCGATTGCAGTAATTTTATTTGATGGTAGACCACCGTAAATAGAACCACTTAATAGTGCATTGAATATGTAAGAACCAGTATCAATGAATGAACTTACATCTCCTGCTTCTACACCATCTGCAACTAAACCAGCATATTCGTTTCCTGCTTGTTTAGCAATATCTTTTAAAAAATCCATTATATATCATCCTCATCTCTGTTATCAGAACGAAACTCATCAAAACCGCCTGGATATCTATCTTTGAGTTTCGCAGTATTAATATCTATTAGTTCTTCAATATCTGTTCCAAGTGCCATACACCCTTGTGCGATATACCACATCACATCGCCGAGTTCAGATTTCAAATGTCTAACTACATCTTCATCCATCTCTTTACCTTGAAAGGCACACTTCTTAACAATATCGTTAAATTCACCAACCTCACCAGACAGACCGATACTTGCAGTCATTAGTCTTGATGGGTCTACACCTTGTTCATCTATAATCTCCATAGAGTTTATAAAGTCATCTGTATTTTTAGTTTGGTCACTAGAAACTTCATCTACGAATTCTAGATAATCTTGTAATAAGTCTGTGTCCATTTTCACTTCTCCTATCTTATATAATTACTGTTTCCGATACACCAGAAACAAGACTTTTCATCTTTATTTATTAGTTTTTCCATCATTTCAAAAGACTTAGATTCATAAACCATATCTAGTTCAAATCCTACATTCTTCTTCAATAATTTATTATAAGGGTATTTACCTATTTCATATGAATATTCATAATCCCAAGTTGGGCCTTCTAGGTTTTTGTGTATATCTTTTCGTCTATCGAATCCAAACGGTTGTAATGCAACAACCTTAAATTGTTTTTGAAACAAACGTACACCCTCAATTACTCCAGTAAATGTCATACCACTTCCAAGTGGAACATATAAGGTATCACAGTCTACATTTTCTATTTGTTCTGCAATTCTACCGATAATTGATGAACGATATCGTTGAGCTGCATATCCAAATAAAACTTTAAACATTGGTCTTTTCTCTGCAAGTTTATTTAAGTTTGCATAAAGAACATTGTTGAAACCTTGAGACTCACTTAACACAACCATTTCAGAACCTAAGTCTGCACACATCTTCATCGCTTTATTCTTGAGTGCTTTTTCTACAGTTGTATTACCAAAACCAATAATTGATTCTAGTCCAAACTCTTCTGCAACTTTAGATACAATAACTGCTTGTGGGGAATGTATAGAACTTGCAGTAGAAATTGTTCCACCACATTCTTCTTTTATATAATCAAGATTTGTTTTAATCAAATCTCTGCATTGTCTAATCTTACCACCAGTTACAAAGTCTTCACCATAAGGTGCATACAAGTCATCTCTCTTATAGAAGATACCATTATACTCTTCAACTGGAGTTAAACCTTCATCATATTCCATCATGTAAAAAAGTTCTCCAAGGTATTGCGTTTGATATGTTTGAAGATATCTTTACTTTTATCTTTACTAAAATACCAGACGTTTTCAATATATATTCTTTTCATAAACTCATCCATTGCAGCTTTATCAAAGTTACCATTCTCATCTTTAAATACAGATTTACCTTGTGGTCTTTGCATAATTCTCATTCCAACTTGACCCATAAAATTATCTTTTAACATATCGACAAGTTCATCACCAGAACGATATCGTTTACCTTTAATCTTTGGGTCTAATATATTAATCATCATTATACCAGATTCACTCAGAGAGTCAAGTGTTTTCTGCGAAACTGGTAAATAAAAATTATCTCTCCATGATTCGTATTCATTAAACTTGAACCACGATTGTAATTCTTCTTTCTCACCACCTTCATTATATCTTTCTGTAGAAAAATATGGTGGACTAGTAAATGCACAATCTACATTCTTAATCTCATCCCAAGGTAAATCTTCTGCACCACAATTGTATATCTGTGTAGTTTTCTTACCACCAGTAAGTTTATCCCAGAACTCAATCATCTTTTTATATCGTTTAAATGTATTTGGATTTGGGTCACAACCAATATAATGAGTTGCGTTAGAAGCATAGAAAGCAGTCAATCTATCACCCCAACCCATAGAAGTATCAAGTACAGTTTTTGCTTCTGACATTTCATAGATTGTTTTCGCAACAATGGGTTTGAACTGTGTTGCAATATAAGTACCCAATCTAAATGACATTGTATAAGTATCAGGCGCTAACTCTTGTTTATCATTAACACCTCTCCAGATAGGGCCGAAAGCACCCCAGATATTATCTCCATCATTCCATCTTTGCACTGGTGATTTAAAACCATAAGAACCACAATTCATTCTTAGGTCATTCATAAATGCATCAGAACAATAGTTGAATGTAGAAGGACAATCAATTAAACCTAAACCATATTCTTTGTATGAATATTTGTAATCATCATACTTTTCCATGATATTATCTGGTGTACTTAAATAATCTGTAAAGTCTGCTTTTTGTAGTTTACGAAAGTTATCAACCACCTTCTCCATATTAAACTCTTTAAGTGGATAGGGTGGTTTTTCATTTGTAATAAATTCTGCAAGTGTTTTACGAAACTCTTCTTTACCATATTTCTCTGTAGTATTTAAGAACAGTTCTTTTTGCATAACTGGAAGACCAGTATGGTCTGTACATCTTTTTAGTAAATCGTATAAGTCTTGGTTCAATTAAAAAAGTCCTCTAGTGTGGTTTGTGTTCCAAATGACCTATCAATCTTCCAACCAATATTGTTGGTAATAAATGAAAGTGGGTCAATGAAACTTTTCATATATGATACATCATAGTCTACATACTTCAAAATGTCAAGTTCTTTCGGTAGTTGTGATGGAAAAGATATTACATTACAACCAAGTGGATTAGGTTGACGTAATTCAAGATACTTGATTTTGTCTCCATTCTGAATAAGTCCATACTTTCGTGTAAGTTTACGTTCTTTAATCATGTGATTGTAAACAAGGCTTCCTTTGATATGCATAGGCGTGCCTTTCTTGTAAATTGAACTATCAGAGTAAAACTTACGAACACCGTTGACAGAACGAGGATATGCAATCTCTTCTGGTGGAAGACTTTCAAACTCTCTACGAAACGCAATCAAGAAATCATTTAGTTCTTTCTCCGAACCAGACATGATAATCTTTAGTGCTTCTTTAATCTTTTGTCTGCAAGGTGCAGGCGTAGATGACTTGACAGCTTCGATACCCATAATCTTCAATTGTGGTTCTTGATAACGAACACCTTCAACATCCCATGCATTGAGGATATATCTTTTCTTTGCAGTCCAAATACCTTTGTCTGCAATCACTTCTCGTTTCATCTGCATCTTTTGGTCATACGCATTAGTATAGTCTGCGAGTTGTTTGTAAGACTTGTCAATAAATGGTTCAATCTTTTCTTTTGCAATCGTGTCAAGAAAGTCAATAGGATTGTTTGGATTTACTTGTTCAACCAACTTGTCAAATGTGACATAGATTGAATCCGTGTCAGATGCAATCACATAATCTTTGTTGGTTTTAAGTAACTTGTTTAAGTATTGATTTATCTTCTTTTCAATCCAACGTATGGATAACTGACCAGCGGTTGTGATTCCTTCTGCAATCGCAAGGTCATAGTAACGAAAGTATTGATTACCAATCGCACCATAAGCAGAGTTGAGTGATATCTTTCGTGCCATCTGAATGTTGTTGTAACGACTAATGTATTTTAGATACTGTGGGTCTTTTGTATCTTCATAGTCTTGTTTTGCTTTCAACATCTTCTTCTTGTAAATGGTACGGTCATCATAAATCTCTTGCATCATCTGTGGAAGAAAACCAAGTTTGTCTTTACGATACAATGCACCGTTTGGTGTAATAGTTGTGTGGTCTGGAATATCAAGTTTGATTTCACCTAACATCTCATTGACATATGTTTTATCTTCAGGCAACTTTAGGTAGTTACCAGTAACAAGAGTCTCTGGTGACATATTGTATTGCATAATCAAATGTGGATACAATGAGTTTAAGTCAAAAGACATAACCCATTTGTGTTGACCAACTTGTGGGTCTTTTACATATGCACCCTCATACTTGTCAGACTTAGATTGATGAGACTTTTGGGGAATAACAATCTTTTTGTTTTTAAGATAGTTGTGGATAAGAACATCCCAATACTTAACTTGACCGAACACATCTTCATAGTTGACTTTCGCTTCGTAGGCCATGGTCAGACAAAGTTCAAGTAATTTCATCTTGTCTTCCAGACGGTCAACAAGTTCAACGTCAACAATGTTGTATTCTAGGAAAGACTGATAATCTTTTGTATACCAATCTTGAAATGTCTCGTATGGGTTTTCATTCTTCTTCTGACCAAGTTCGACAAATGCAATATGATTAAGTGCATAACTCTCTTGATTAGAATATGTAAACTTGCGATACAATTGTAAGTAGTCAAGATTTGCAACACCAATGATATCATAAACTTGTTGGTCACGACCATGATTCCAAACTTTTCTTGCATTGATTATACCCCAAGGAGAAAACTCTTTCGCTCTGTCCTCACCAAGAATCTTGGTCACACGATTGATAAGGTAGGGAATATCAAAGAATTCAGTATTCCAACCAGTAACAACGTCTGGTTGATGTTTAGACCACCAATTCATGAAACTTGCAAGTAGTTCATTCTCATTAGAACAGTTAATGTAAGTTACGTCATCTCTATCATTCTTGAACTCACCTAAACCCCAGAGAATAATCTTCTTGGTGGTTTGGTTTTTGATAGTGATTGCAAGCATCTCTTCTTCTGCAAGTTCTGGTTCTGGAAAACCATTGTCAGCTCTTGTCTCAATATCAATTGTAACTGTTAGGATTTTGTCACTATCCCAATCAACAGTTTTGGGGTAAGTGTCTGAAAGATATGTGTATGCAAACCTATCCAGACCAAAGACCAGATGAGGTTGTTGTTTGTATTGTTCAATGAATGCTTTCGCTTCTTTGATTGTGTCGAACTTGTAAGGTGTTGCAAACTTACCGTCAAGTGTCTTCCATTCAGTTTCTTTCTGAACAGGCACATACAAAGTTGGGGAGTACTTAACCTTGCGATTAACTCTTTCACCGTTCTTGTATTCACGAACTAGTATTTGATTCCCCCAAGGGGCTACGTTTGTATAGAAATTCATAATATAGTTATACCACCTTTGTGGTTAAATGTCAAGTCCAATTATCACGATTCATAAACTTTTTTAGAACATCTTTGAGTATACTTCCACTATGCACTGAATCATAT